CCCGGTAAACTGCAAGTTTGCCGGGGTTGTATTCACGTCCGGGTTCAAACGGTTGTGGTTTCTTTATTCTCATTTTCTATCGAACTAACCAACAAATCCAAATTTTCCTCTGTTCCGGAAATTGAAATTCTTGCTTTCCCTGCTCCCATTACCGCCAATTCCGTAATTGTGCAATCATATTTGCCTGCGGATTTTTGAAACTTTGCCGCCTCATTTAATGGCAATATTTTTGTTATCTCTTTCATTGCTCACGTTTTTAGTATTTTACATTACAAAGTTAATAATTTCTTTTGGTTTTTATCCATATCAGCCGGAAACCAACGGAAAAACAAAGCAATTTAATTTCAATATCTAAATAAACGTCATGTCCTTTTACGCCCTCAACCATAACTCCGGGCGTCAAATAAAATTGCTTATACTTCCACAAACTTTGCAGATACAAATAAAACCCGATACGTCCAATATGGAATCCGATTGTTTTCATTTCTCTATCTGTTTTTTTATCTGTTCCCAACTCTTTTTGTCAATTACCATTTTCCGGGGGTATTGTATTATTTCGCCCTTGGTATATACAAGATTATAGATACCCAATTGCCCCTTAATTGGCATTTCAACAACACGTCTTGGGTTGCGCATCATCCATCCGAAACCCTTTGTTATTTTTGCCCTCTTTTCCTTTGGAATCCGGGTGTTTTCCCAATCCTCCGGCGTAAACTCTTTTATCGGCTTCACGTCGTACAACTCAACCAATCCCAAAGTAACGCCGCTTTCCATTCCGGGATAAACCGGTTTTGCCGACGAACAAATAAGAACGTCGCCACGGTATGACGTTTTTTTGCTTCTAACTTCAATTGATTTTCGCCCGTAAACAACGCCGTTTTCGTCTTTGTATGCCGCCGTTACCAAATCATTTGCGTATGGCTGTTTGACGGTCAACGCACGCCAACGGTCGTGTTTTTCTGGGTCATATTCTTTGCTATTAAACTGCATAACTTTATTTTTTATCTTTCCCGGCGGGTTCCTTGTAATGGGCAAAACCAATTGGTCATATCGGTTCCGGCTCCGGAACGGCTGCGTCCTCCTTATTGTATTCAAAAGAAACAATAACCGTTCGCCCCTTTGTCCGTGTCCCAATCAGCCGGGAACCCTCCGGGATTTGAATTTTAATTTCGTTCCTCATTCTCAAAATGGCAAATCATCTTTGTATTGGTCGGGAATTGGCGGCGGCGGTGTTGGTGCGCCTCCCTGCTGCGTTGTTTGTCCGTCTTTCTTTGGCGACAACATCTCCATATTAAACCCGTAAACTTCTGTAATGTATCTTTTGACGCCGTTGTTGTCCTCATAACTTCGGGTTCTTATTTTCCCCTCAATATAAAGTTTATCGCCCTTTTTTACATACTCTTTTGCAACCTTTGCCAATCCATTTTGCAAAACAATATTGTGCCATTCGGTGCGCTCCGGTACTTCTGTACCATTTGCCGTTTTAAATGCTCTGTCAGTTGTCGCCAACGTGAATTGCGCAACCGAACCGCCGTTGTCGAAATCTTTATACTCCGGGTCTTTTCCGACGTTACCAATTAAAATAACTTTGTTTACACTCATAGAAATATAGCTTTAAAAATCCAACTTCCAATACTCCATAACGTCCAAATGTATGACGCAACCGTTAACGCCACGAACGTATAAAATACAATTTTATATCCGGTTTGTTTTTTGATTTTCATCTACTTAAATTTTACGCCATCCAACAAATATTCTTTTTTCATATCCGACCATCCGGCGGCATGATTTATCGCTTTCCGGTCGTCGTCGTAAACAAATTCAACTATCCAACCGCCGACGTTTGATTGTTTTATTAGTCTTACCAATTTACCGACGAAAAAAGAACGGTATCGGTAATATGCTGAATTTTCACTAACAAACAAAACCCGTCTTTCTGCATTTATTTCGGGCGGATTTTCGATTTGCGGGCGTTTCTCCCTTTCCGGGTACCTTTGTACCCTTTTAAAATCATTTTGGATTGAACGGCGGGAAATTGCCCCGTAATCGGGTGTTCTTTTTTTCGTCCTCATATTTTCAAACTTCTGTATTCGTTTTTAAGCAATTCAATAATCCGGACGTTGCCCGGATATATTCGCATTTTCTCACGGTCGCCATTCTCCCAACGGTTGTGCATTTCAAAGCAAAGTATATTAATATTCCTTGGGTCATGCGCCATTTCCGGATATGCCCCACGGGTTAATATATGGGAACAATACGTTGCCGAAAAATTGTGCAAAGGTCGCAACGTTTCCTCGCATCTGTGCGGCTTATGTTCCCAAACCCACCGGAAAAACCGTTGGTTGGCAACGGGAATGTCGCCACGTCCTAAAACGCAATTCCCGAACAATTCCCGTTGTAACTCAACACGCAACCGTATATCTAACCGAAAATTACGAATATCCAATAACGGTTCGTAACCACGTGCAACGCAATATTCATATTCGCAACGCTCGGTCAACAATATTGGCTCCATTACATATTGTCTGTATCGTCCGCCGGGTCTGCCATTTCCGGGAACATATCATTTTCATTTTCGTTGTCTGCATCATTTACGTAAACTAACGGGTCTGGTTCCCCATCAGCCCCGAACAAATCCATTTGCGCCTTTTTGCCCTCAAACAGAAATTCGTAAACCTCGTTTTCAATATTGCAAACAATGTTTTCCAACTCTTCCTCAAAACCGAACGTTTCAACGTTATATTTCATTCGTGGGGTATTGATTGCTGTTTTCTGATTGTTTGATATGGTAAACAATCCGGTTAAAACGACGCCTACGTTATCATCTTGCCCGGACAAAGAAACGCCCCTAACCTCTATATTGTCCAAACATTCTTCCGCAAATGCGGCTGCAATATCTGTTTGTTTCTTTGTTGCTTTAAACTCCGGCGTTGCCATCATGGTTTTAAATGACGTTATGTTGAATACACGTCCCATAATCGGGCGCAAATAATTAAACAAATGACGCAAATCCGGGTGTATGTCTTTTGCACTCAATACATGGTATTTGTTCGTGTAACTCTCATTTCCGACAACTTCCGTTACTTCATAATGTACGTCTAACCCGCCATCTTTCAATAACTTTACTTTCGATAATGAAAACTTTTCCTTTGTAGGAATCGGCATAACATTTCGTTTTTTTTCGCTCATAATTTTTAATCTTTATTGTTTCCCGGTTCCTCCGGGTCGGTTTCTTCTTGGAAATACTCGCACGGTTCATCATCAGCACAACGACCGGACAAACAACATACCGGAAAATCCACGCAATCAATGCACATTTTTTTTTCGTTCATAATTTAAAAGTCTGTTTCATTTAACAATTTTGCAACCTTGTTTTCCGGCTCTGCATCCGGTGCAAATATCGGTTTCGGGTCGTGAACTAAAACTTCCCTTTTTACCTTTTTGGTCTTTGCGGGTTCCGGTTCCGGGTTAAACTTCAATTGTTCCGCCGGATATTCTTTTGGTTTCAGTTCTATAATACCATTTTCCACCAAAACCGGAATACAACGTTTGCAGGCTTTCACGTCCTCCAACGCATCATGCGCCGGGAATGTTTCGCCGGGGAAACACTTGTTGTAAAGTTCCTCCAATTTCGGATATTTGCCCGGACGTCCGTTTGCATACAATGCGCCAACAAATTTAATTGTTTTCATCATCGTATCAATTCGTTTGCCCTTAAACAATGCGTCCTCCGCTTTTGCGTCGTAATATTCACGACCCATAATGCGCAATATCATTGCTTTTACAATTGACGTATCAAAGTAAATGTTATGTCCGACCAACAAACGGGCTTTTTTGCAATCCTCCAAAAATTCGTCTATAATGTCAGCAAATGGGACGCCCTCGGCGTTTGCTCTCTCTGCTGTAATTCCGTGTACCTCAATTGAGGCCTCCGGTATTTCCCACCCCTCCGGCTTTATGATAAATGAACGTTCCTTTTCGTTTACCGCCCATGCCAATTGCACAATATTTGGAAATTCCGCAAAATCAACGTCCCATTTTGCGCCCTTTGGGGGCAACCCGGTTGTTTCACAATCGAACGTCAAAACATCTTTCATAATGTCGTTTATCTCATTTCCTTTGCTGTCTTTCAATGTTACTTTTTTCATAATCAAATTTCATTTGGGTCTGCTATATATATATAATATTCTTCACTTGCAAGTTGTTTTAAAAATTCGATATGTTCTATTAATTCCTCATTGCTCAACTCTGCAATTGTCCGCAATCGGGTTTCATACTTTCCGGTGTTAATATCCGGCGTTTGCTCATACATAACCGGGGACAACTCACGCAAACGGTGTTCCGTCTGTTCCTCTGTCAGACGCTCCCCGGCTTCCCATATACCCGACCGGAACGTTGGTACAACGTAATTGAAATAATACCCTTTCAATGCCTCCGACGAACCGGGGGACGCAACGGTAAAACGGGCGATTATGCGGCTACCTTTGTGCATTGCAAAGAATTGATTTAATTCGCCCATATACATTTGCAAACCGCCGTTGTTGTTAATCATCCCCGTTGCTGTTATCTCTCTTTTTTTCATTATCCAAACATTTAACAAACAATTCTGTACTATTGTCTTTCTTTTCTTGGTCAACCAATTGTTTCATTGTAATATTAAACGCTTCGCCGCCAACTTCCAATATAAACTTTCTTTCGCTGCTTGAATATCCCTGCAACTTCTTATCCATTGCATTTGCATACAATACCGTCATTTGTCCCGGTTCAAAAACTCCTCGTTCCTGCAAACGGTCTATCGGGTGCCGCTTCAATGGTGCGTCCGCCATCATTCCGTCTTTTCTGCGGGTGTTTTCCAAATCGGAAATAACCACTTTCAGATTATATAAAAAGCGGGTGTTTTCAACACGTCCGCAATTGTCATTTCTTTAACTTCCATATTGTTTTGTTTAAGGGACGCCGGGGAACCGACGCCCCGGTTAATTACTCGCTTTCTGTGTATTCCTCAATAATCAAATCGTCCTGCCCTCTTTTAACTTCTTCAATGAATCCTTGGAACCCGTTTTTCTTGGCAATATCAATAATTGCTTGCAATCTCTTTTCGCCCAAACTTTCGCCCCTCGCAATGCGGAATACTTTCACGGTTGGGTTACTTGCTATAATCAGTTTTGCGGCAACCTCCATTATCTGCGAATCTGAAACCTTTCCGGCGACAAATGGGACGTCATTTAATACTAACCCATCATCACTAAACGAAAGCCCGGAAATCGGTAATTTCGCCGACGAAATAAGTTTTTCACGCTCGGCGGATAATTCCGCAATTTCTGAATCCATCTTTTCCGCTTCTGCTTTTTTGTCGTCTGCTTGTTTTTTCTTTGAAAGATAATCGGCAACCTTTGCAGCCTTTTTGTTGTGTTCCTCGGCTTCTTTCAATTGTTTTTCTGTATCGAAATTATTCGGGTTCAAAGCCTCATAATCTGTTAACCATTTTTCGGCACTTGCTATTTTTCCCTCATAATCTTTCTTTTCTTCTTCAACGACCGAAACGGTTTGTTTATACGTCTTTTCGGCTTCTTCCATTGCTTTCTTTGCCGCCTCAATTGCTTTATTGTATGAATCTTTGGCGGCTGCCAAACGTACCGGAATCTCTGCCAATATCCCCTTTCTTTCTTCCATACGTAAACGCACGCCCTTTGCTTTCTCAACCAACTTTGCGTTTTCCTGCTGTTCTTTCATCAGTTCCGTAATGTCCTTTGGTTTGGCATACGTTTTCAAATCCTGCGTTGTCAATCCCTGCCCGGCTGCATCTGATATTGATTTGTAGGTTTTCAAATCTCGGTTTACTCCGGTACGTTCTGTTTTAAGCCCGGCAACGGTTGTATCAATTTCGGCAATCCTTGTTCTTACTTCTTCCGGCAACAAAGACTTTACAACCTCAATTTGCTTTCTGCGTCCCTCGGCGGTTTCCGACCAACGGGAAAATTCCACGGCGTCAAAATCTGTATAACCGAAAATCTTTTGCAACATAGAAACGTTATCACTTTTCATTCCGGTTGTATTTGATTTAATTGATAACGTGCCACGTGGGTTTGCTTTTGTGAATTTCAATTCAACCTCGTATTCCTCTCCGTCGTCGCCGACAATCATTTTTGCAAAACCTTTGCTTTCTCCGTTCTTCAATACGGCGTCACGGTTCCCGGTCAACAAAGCCCCAATTGCTTTTAATACGGTTGATTTTCCCAACTCATTATCTCCGGTAATGAAATAAACGTTACCGTCGAAATCTGCGTTAAACTCTTTAATTACTTGGAAATTTACCAATTCTAATTTCTTAACTATCATTTTTGCTCTCGGTTTGTGCCGGGGTTTCCCCCGGCGGTTAATATTATTTTTTTGTTTCTCTCATTCTTTGGTATATCATTGTTTGCACCTTAACAAATGCGTCCCGGCTTTCTTTCGCTTCCTCAACCGTGCAATCAGCAATGAAATTTTCCAAACGCTTGTATAATTCGTTCAACTCTTTGTCGCTTATTGCGTGCCGGGTTGCTCCTACTTCATCTATAAACATATCAAAACACCATTTGTATTTCAGAAATCTTATATCCTAACTCTTTTGCAATTTCTATTGCACATTCAACGTTTTCTATTCCATCAAACATCAATGTTTTTGTTTGAAAATCTATGCCATAAAATGAAACTTCATTATTATGCGCATTAATACCGTTTTTGTGAATCTCTAATAACTTCATAGTTTTATAATTTATCCGGGAACCCGCCCGGTCGGTGTTTGTCGTACTCTGAAAGATTTTGGCTTTATCACTTCATTTAATCGGTTACCGAACCATCATTTAACCCTTTGTAGATACCGTTGCTTACTTTCTACTCTTACGAACTTAATCTTTCAACAGTCTTTTTGCATTTTGGTTAGACTGTGGGGTCTTTCGTTGTTTGACACCGCAAATATACGCATAACATTTTAACTACCAAAATTTTTTCTTTTTATTTTCAAAAAAAAAAAAACAATAAACCCGGAACGTTATACATTCCGGGCATAAATCAAAATAGCCTCATTTGTTTATCTGTTATTTTAGCAACAATTGCATCAACTTCACTTTCTAAACGTTTACACGTTTCCAATATTTCCGGTCTGCGTTGGGCAAAATATCTGCGTTGATTATGACGCAATTGTTTTGTTAATTCAATAAAATAATCAAAGGCATATTCCCATTCATAACCGTATGCAATTGAAACTTTATGTTGGCAACATCTTGTTATTAAAGAATGGTCGTAACCATATTTTTTACATGCTTCATCAATACTTTCAAAATAACCTATCAATTCCCCGTTCTTAAACTGAAACAAAGGTTTTGAATGTAAACAACATTTGCCACGTTTCCCATAAAAAGGACAATTTTCTCCACTTTTAGATAATCCAATACGTTCTTTTGTTATTGGGTTATTATTATTTTCTTTTATAGTAACCCATCTTAAATTATCAACAGAATTATTTTTTCTATTTCCGTCTATATGGTCAACGCATGGTTTACCGTCCGGGTTTGGAATAAATGCCATTGCAACAAGTCTATGAACTAAACATGTGGTTACTTTCCCTCCAATACATAAATGAATGTGTTTATAACCGTATGTGTTTGTTTGCTGTTTCATCAACTTTCCATTTCTAAACACATTTCCGTTTCTATCAATTTCATATTCTTTAAAATCCGGAATACTTATTTTTTCCGGATTTTCGATTTGCGGGGCTTTTTCTTCTTCCATGTATATTTTATCCATTTTGAAATTAAAATCGCTCTACGTGGCTAAAACAAACGTTCGTGCATGTTGCTTGGTAAATTCTGACGCACCCAACCGGGGTTGTTGCGCAAAATGTATCGTCCAAAGTGCATTATCAACGTGGCGTCGGCGTTCCACAATGTCGGTTTCAATTCCGGGTACAAATTCCCGGCAACCTCTTTGTATCTGCGTTTTCGCTCGTTCTTTTCTTCTTTTTTTCGTGTCGTCTTTGCTCGCAACTTCAATTCGTTTTGCCATTTCATAGGGTGTACCATAACAAACGGAATGTCGCAAACTGAAATGATTGCTTTCAATTGCTCAAAGTTTGCCATCATCTTTTGTATTCGGTACAATTTACCCATATTTACGCCATCGGCACCCGGCGTTACATCATCCGGGCGCACGCTCAATTTTTCCAAAAAGACAATTGGCGAACAAATGGTTTTCAGATATTCCAAATAATTACGCAAATCTGTTAAATCCTTTGGCATTTGTATTGCCTTGATATTTTGATTTGGTCGCCATGTTACAATACCGCCATTGCTTCCCGGGTCAATTCCCACTACTGCTGAAATTCTTATATTTTTTTCCATATATAACCTCCCGCTTTTGTAAAATAACCTATTACGCCTATTATAATGCAAACAATAAATAGTTCCATGATTATTGTTTAAATAAGTTCTTAAATATAAGATATAACACATTCACAACAATAGAATTTCCTGCCATCTTATATTGCTGTGTTTTACTTATTCCTGAATTTTGAATTTTATTTATATTTTCATCAGAAACATCCATTAAACGAAAACATTCTTTTTCTGTCAGTTTTCTAATACGAAAATATTTATTATTAATAGGTTCATACAATAAATTATCTTTTTGAACTGTTGTTATTGTATTACTTATTCCGTCTGTTCTTGGTTCTAATATAGTCATATTATGCCTACTCTCTTTAAAATCTCCATTTTCGTATGCTTTACGCATTTTCTTCCCGTATTCGGTTCGTTTAGGGGTTAAAACATTTGGTTCTAATGGTTCAATTATATAATTATCATCTAATCTATCGTTTGGGTGTGTTAGAATTGTTTTTGCTATACAATCCCCATTTGTGGGCTTAAATGTAAATCCATTCCCTTTTTCTCTTTGTATCTCATTTTTTCTTATAAATGACGACAAACAACGTTGGCTTAAATAATATCTATCATCAACATTTTCATCCAATAAATCTTTTAATTTTTTATCAGACTGAAAAGGGTTAGGGAAATCAAACCACGCATCCCCCAATATACTAACCATAAATACACGCTCTCTATTTTGAGGAACTCCAAAATTTTTTGAATTTAGTATTTGAGTAAAATTAGTATATCCCATTTCCATTAAAAAAGAGTGCCATTTATGCAAATATGGCAAAAACTTTTTCTGTGTTAATGCTTTTACATTTTCCATTAATAGATATTTTGGGCGTTTTAATTCAATAGCCTTTTTACATTCCCATAAAAGCCCGCTTCTTGTTCCGCTTCCCTCTTCCAATCCTTTTTGTTGCCCTGCGCTTGATATGTCAGTACATGGGAAAGAATATGTAAACAAGTCAAAATCGGGAACATTTTCCCAATCTATTTTTGATATATCGCCAAAATTTCTATCCTTATATTGTGGATAAATTGCATTATGTGCCATTATCGCATATTTATCTATTTCCGACCATCCAACCAATTTATAATCAATTTTCATTCTATCTAATGCCATACATTGACTATCATAACCGCTAAATGCTGTAAATACTTTTAATGTCATATTCAAAACTTCATGTAGTTATCAACTTGCATTTCCTCGGCAATCATCCGGTCAAATGCTTTTATAATCTCCTTTTTCCGGGCAACCTCAAACGCCGTAAAATCAATTTCCGGGCTTTCGGTTCCTTTTCGGCGAACTTGAAACGCCGTATATTGGTTAATTATTCCACGGGCTACACGCTGCATATACCGGGCAAACGCTTCTTTTCGGTCGTCCTCTTTAACTTGTACATCATCAGCCAACCCGCATTTTTGCAACCATTCATACAAAAACATATCATCAGTTAGCCCCAATATTAATTTCCCAGTGTATTTGTAGCAAAGGAAAATATAACGGTTCCGCCATTGTCTTTGTATCTCAAATCTCCGGATTTGCTCCGGCGAAATTTCATTGTTTTTTTCCGGTATAGCTTTGTATGCTTTGTCAATTACAACTGTCTGCTTTTGCTTGTATGCTTTCAGAATCTTTGCAAAGTAATCGGCGTTGAACTGTTGATAATGGTTTTTGTCCGGATTCCCTTGTTTATCTTTCGGCAAATATTCGTCTAACTCTCCGGTCGTCGCCAATTCAAAAGCCATCTTAATATCAGCCAACGTCATATCTGAGTAATAACGTATCAGAATATCCAACAACCGGGATTGTATATAATTCCAATCATTTTCATTCTGTGGTATTATATAACCAACGTCCATTGCTATACGCTTAAACAACAACGAAAGATTTTCAACTAATTTTGCATCGTCAATTTCCGCAATTAGTGTTTTTGTTGACGCTGCGAAAACATATTTTTCAACTGGGTTTAATGCTTTGGCAACCTCCGGCAATTGCATCATTCTACGGCGTACTTCAATGGCTTTTGTTCCGGGCTTGGTATTATATATTTCTAAAGCCGTATTTTCTTTTTTTTCAATAGCTCCCATATCAATCAAAATCATTGTTTAAATACTTCATCATATCCGCAATTTCTTTGCTGCTTTGCTGCTCTGTCTTTACGGAACGTTTCATTTTTTCCCATTTTTCGTATTTTTCGGGGGTTGAATCATATTCTAACGCCGCCCAACCTTTTGAAATGCTTTCTTTTATCAGAATCAGCGCAAATTCTTCCGGGTATTTACTTAATCCATTTAAATTTGCTTGTATAGCGGAAAAACTTTTTTGCGAGGTTCTCCATTTTGGTTGACACATCAAAATATAAAAGTTCCGTTTAAATTCATCGCTATCAAATGGGAATACAAGTTTTGCAAAGTAATTATCAACTTTATCAATTACTTGTTTTCTGACGTCCAACAATTCCGGGGTAAACCTATAAACAATACTTGCTTTAACTGTTTTTTCTTCGTTTGAAAAATTGTCTTGTGAAAATCCGTTTGGATTTTCTTTTGAGGCTTTAGCCTCTTTCTTTATAGTATTATTAATATTATTATTATTAATATTATAGTCTTGTAGTCCGTTTTCGGACTGATTGTAGTCCGTTTTCGGACTGTTGTTTAGTCCGTTTTCGGACTGCTGTATATTATTATAGTCTTGTAGTCCGTTTTCGGACTGATTAAAGTCCGTTTCGCTTCTGTTCCATGTTTTACATTTTTCTGTAAATCTTAGATACTTTGTTTTCCCAAAAGAACTCAACTCAATAAATCCTCTGTCTGCAAGTTCTTTAATGTTTTTGTAAACTCTTTTAGGGATTGAAAAAAGCAACGGAAAATCATCTACCATTTTTGTTTCTGAATATTGATACCAAACAATGCCATCAACCGTAATTGTATTAGTCCACGTTGGCAATGTCATACACGCTGCAAGCGTTGTTGTTTGAACAATAGTCAGTTTATTTGCAACGGCAAATCTTTGGTCAATCAAAATATTGTAAGTCATAATTAAAAAAGAAAAGCCCCAATTAGAGCCGTTACACATCTAAAAGGGGCTTTGTAGCTAATTAGCAAATATCTTTAAATCGGTAACGGTCGATTGTTTTACGCCACAAATATAATACTTTTTTTTTATTCCAACAACTGTACGGGCTTAAATGCTTCTTTTACCGCAAATAAATTTCCCTCACTTTCGTTTGGAACAATCGTAACAACCGGATAACGGGAACGGTCGCCGGGCTTTTGAGAAAATGCAAATTGTACATTCATATCAAAGATAATTCCTTTTACAAATCCCTTTTCTTGCAATATTGCGTCGAATGTATCACGGATATTGGGTATTGTTGACGCTGTCCCCTTTGTCGTAAACTGCCAAACTCCGCCAACGCCACGCACCAACGGAATAATGAAAGTTACGGTTAACGTTACAATCCATCCGTCGCCGCCGTTTAATACGGCACGGTTGGGGTGCTTTTCCGCAACCCCCGCCATCAAATTGGGATAATCCTTTGTACTATATTGACAATATTGTTTTCCGTTCCATACAAAGAACGTTTCCCCGTCGCCGTATGCTATGCGTCGCCCGTCGTCGTCCCGGTATTCGTACATTTCATTGCAAACCTTTTCCGGGGCGTCGTCCGGGAAAACAATCTGTATTGTTTGCGGTTTCTCGCCGTATGCTTTCGTAAACAATCCTGCATACTTTCCGGTTGGTATAAAATAATCAACGCTTTTTGGGTATTCTTTGCCGTTTGCCGCCTTTTCCTTGTACCCTACTTTGATAAACCCCACACGTGGCAAAACAACACGTTGTATGCCGGTGGTTGGTCTGTTTATGTTTATACGTCCTTTCATAATCAAATATCAATTTCAGTATTCAACAAATCTTTCTTTGTCACGGGTTCCGGCTTTTTAGGCTGTTTTTCTTCGATTTTAGCCACTTTTTCTTTTTTTGGTGTAATTGTACGTTTTGCGGTTTTCTTTTCCTTGACGGGCTTGTTTTCCGCCGTTTTTGCCGTTTTTCGTGTGGTTCTCTTTACGGTCTTGGTTTTCTTTTCCTCCGGTTCCGGTTGTGGTTCGGGTTCCGGCTGTGGTTCGGGTTCCGGGTCTTTCTTCAAATCCTCAACGGTAACGGCTTTTTCCGGTTCCGGCTTTTTCTTTTCCGCCGGGGCTTTGCTTTTAACAAGTTCCGCCAACGTCAGCGAAACAATATTGTTTGTCAAATCCGGTTCGTTATCCAATGATATTTTCCCGGAAACCGCCGTAAATGTATTATCCCATTTTTCGTCCTCAATTGCTGCCAACTCCAAAAGATACGGGATTTTCTTTGCGTTCGGACTGTCTGTTTGGTCTTTCAAATTGTACGTCGGTTTCTTTCGCCAATCTTTCGGGCTAAAATTGAAAACACGGTCAATCGGAATATCCGGGAAATTTTCGTTCCACATCATCGCATATAAATGCAACTGAATTTCCGCTTCTTCGTAAAATCCTTTGCGCCCGCTTTTGAAATCCACAATTGCGTTTATGTATTCTTTTGAACCGGGCTTTGATAACATCGTACACGGTAAATCAATCATTCCGGCGTAATTATGAACTGGGTGTACCAACGCAATTTCCACGGCTAACGGTTTAACGTCATAATCCAAAACAAATTGCGCAAATGCTAATATATCCTTTTTGAAATCATCAGCGTAATAAATGAAATCGGCGGGCAATTTGTTGTTATCAATATAATCTTTCAATTTGGCTTTCAATCCGTTCAAATCATAAACCCGGTTAATTATAAGTTCTTCAAATTGGGCGTGCATAAATGTACCATACGCCGCCCGTTCTGCTTTGTATCGTTCCGCCTCGTCAATACCTTTGTCGGCAATCCATTTTATCAGAAACGGCGATTGTGGCATTGTTTGGGACAAAATTGTTGTAACTGACGGATAAAATTCCGGGGTTCCGTTGTCGTCAAACTTGTAATAATATCGGTGTCCTTTGCTGTTTAGCTGCCATACTTTATATGGCGGTTCAATCAACGCACCATCAAAAAACATTGCTGTCATTTCCTCAACCGTCATGCCCGGCACAATTTCAAAAGCCCCGGCGGGCTGTTCTATTTCGACGGCATCCAATCCGGGGACAATCTGTTGTTCATCGTTTATTTCCGGGAATTTATCGGCGGGCAATTGTCCCATTGCTTCCGCCAACTTCTTAACCGCATTTACTGCGTTACCCATTGTGTTTGCAATACTTTTTTCCGGGTTTTCCGGCTGTTTCTTTTTCGCTCTCATGTTATTTGCTCTTTAATTCGTTAAACAATACATAAACCATTAATCCACACATTGCAGAAAACAAAAAATGGATATAATTCCAAAATCCGGCAATAAAACATATTACTCCGAAAATGCTAAATATCATTGCAAAAACCTTTGCTTGCCACGCATCGGAAAAGAAAACATCAACCATCTTTTCCATTTTTTCGATAAACTTCTTTTTCATGGTTTTAATTCTCCATTCCAAACAGATAATCGGCGGAACAACCGCACATTTCGCAAATTATTACTACCCATTCCGGAACAATCCTTTTGGTTGTCCCGTTGCAAAGATTTGTCATATTTACCTGCTGTGCGCTTTCGCTTGCGCCCTCAAATAAACGGGCTGCAATATCCTTTTTCAATACCTTTTTTCCGTTCGCCTCGGAACGGGCGATTGCTTCATTTACTCTCAATTTCATATTGTTTTATTTTTATGGTTATTACTCTACATGCCCGCAATGTTTGCAGGTTTTTTCCTCAAATATCGGTTCGTATTCATACGGGGTTAAATACCCATCGCCGCCGCAACATTTATAATCGGCGTCGGTAACTTCCATTTCTCCGCCACATACCGGGCAATCTCCTTTTCCGACCAATACAAATTCAGAAATGCGTCCAAATGTTCGGAACGTACAACCGAAATTCCGGTTGCTTTGATAATGCCGACAACATCAGAAACCGGAACGTTACGTTTGATACTATCAAACAAAGTGCATCCCCAAAATTCCGGGTCGTCTTGTATCATTTCCTTTTGGATTAATTGGTTTACAATGATTGTTTCAACTTCTGTTGCTTTCTTTCCGGCTGCTTTCGCCAAAATGTTCAATTCTTTGTCTTTTCTGATATTCATATTATTTCGCACTATCCCTGTGCGTGGGCTTAACTTCAATGCAAAGGTACTAATATTTCTTTAATTACCAAAAATAAATACTTTTATTTCAAATTTATTTTTGCGGGTTGTTTTGCAATTTACGGCAAACAATATATTTTTGTGGTACCGCATCAACCAAATATCGCTCTCGGTTACTGCGTACCAACCCCCGGCGTTACTTCATTGCGTCGGGGGTTATCTTTTTAATCATGTATTCCAAATTCACAATCGCCCCATTGGTCGAAATCCGCCCCGTCATAACTTAACGGGTAACGTTCCGGGTAATCCGTCCAACATTCCCGACGTACATTATTTACGGCGACCCGTTCCGGGTTATATCCGGGTTTATTCTTTTCCCTCAATTGGGCGGCGCAACTCTTACAACAACAACGTCCCCAACCTCGGCGTAAATTCCGGGTATCGGCGTTGTATTCTTTGCCGCAATTGTCGCAATTCCTTTTTATCATTCCCATATATTAATCCTTTGTAAATCCCTTAAATGCTACATGGTAAACGTCGTATTGTTTCCCGGTAACATAGAACTCAATCATACGGTTGGCGTTTCCGACGTCGTTTATTGCAATAGTTGGGTACGGTTCCCCCGGCAATTGGTTATAATCGCTTTCAATATCCCGGAACCCCTCCGGGAACTCCGAACGGTCGGCGGAAAAATACCGGGTTAAACTCTCTTTTATCCGGGCTAATATTTCGTCCCCGTTCGGCTCAAAAGCCGCTTTTATTTTTTCTTGACGTCTTAACGCAAATCGCATGGGTATTTGTTTTAATAGGTTCTTAATTCCCCGTCCATCGGTAACGGTGCGCCCGGTAAACCAACCGGAATACGGGTATAATGTAACCGGGGAACCCCGGAAAGTAAATTGTAAGGTCGTGGCGTTTACCTCCGTAACCGGATAACCCAACGCCTCCAACCGGGTACGGGCGTAATCGACCCGCCCCGGCTGCAATTCTTGTTGTCGCTCTCTGTTACGGCTCATTGTACGCCCTCCGTAATTACTTTGCAATACTTATAATATTGGTCGTGTCGGCTCTCAACTCGGCACGTCAACCCAATATCGTTGCCGTCTAACAATAGGTTCAACAAATCGCCGGGATTGTGCCGGGTATAAAGCAAAAATAACCCGCCGTTTGCATTTTGGATTATCTTATACATATTTTGACTTAATCGGTAACGTTTCGTTTTGTTCATCGCTCTAAATGGTTATGCCGGGGGATTGCGCCCCCGGCTTGTTATTACTGTAAATATGCGATTGCGTCCAACCTTTCCTTTTCCTTTTTTGCATACTCAACGTTGCGGGCAATCCATTGTTCGGCGGGGTTCTCGGCTATCCATTTACTCCGATAATCCGGCGTAAAGTATGCAACTTGTTTTTTATATGCCGCCTCCGGGTTTGCCAATATTGCCGCCATATGGCTCAATCTTTTGCCGTGGTCGCCTTTCCCGATTAAATCCAAACGACCGAAATAAAACGACCCGTCGGCGGTACACGCCACATATTCACGGGCGGACGTTCTTTTTGATACAATCGCCTTACTATCGGCGTCAATAACTTGGTACTCGTATTTCTTTCCCTTTACTTTCTTAACTAAAATGTACTTTGCCATTATCTTTATTATTGTGCCGGGGGACGAACCCCCGGCGGGG